CTCAGAGAATAGCTGAAAATTCACAAACTGATCTATGGTTAGGAAAAATAGCAACAGATTTAAAAATAGTTCAAAGAGTACCAGAAGTAATTTGCAATATATTTGCCGAACCAAATATTCCTAGACATAACATTACGGGATTCAATTCTGAAGAATCACAAAAAAATCTTGAACAAGATAAACTAAAAATAAAAGAACTAATGAAAGAGCTAAAATATAGAATATGAAATCAGTCGGAATAATATGTGATATCTCATATAAAAAATCAGTTTGTTTTTCTAGCTTCTATCATGCTACTCATAATCTTTTTAAAAAAGTAAAATCAATAAATTCATACGAAGATTTAAAAGACATAGACTATTTATTTATAGGAAATGAACATTTCATTCCTCACAAAAATGTATGGAACAATAGTCTATTTATTGACACTTGCAACCTTAATAACATAGATGTTTTTGTTTTTTCTGGCGAAAAGATATTTAATTCATTTTTTCCTCATAACATAGAAGTACAGAAACAAATAGAAAAATTTACTAACCTATACCAATACGCTTATGACGCGGAAGATGTCTCTATCCTGCAAAGACCTTTATTTAGACCTTGTTTATCAAAAAATTATGCTATAAATCCTTCTGTAAACAAAAAAAATAAAGCTTGCTTTATAGGTAATGTTTCTTGTGGGTCTTATAAAGAAAGAAACGATTCGTTGCAGGCGGCTTCAAAAATAATAGAGATAGATTTCTTATCACCCATATCCGACTGGAATGACTACATAAGAGTCTTATCAGAATATAAATTTGTCTTTAATCCATTAGGTAATGCTTATGGATTTAATTTTAGATTTTACGAAACATTAACTGCTCACTCTATCCCGATACAACAGATCAAAACCGGTATGTTAAAAATCTATGATATAGAATCCTCTTTCAAAGATTGTATATATTTTGATTCTGTTCAATCTATTATAGATCAGATAGATAGTATGGATGTGGAGCATAGCTATAATAAGATTTGGTTAGAAGATCATATCAAAGCTAATCTAAGCTTAGATGAAAAAATAATCGATTAGCCCGCTATTGCTTTTCTGGGGAGTCGGTCTATAATGAAAGTATGGACGCTCTCAAAATATTCATAATCATAGCTCTCTTTGCCGGATTCATTGACGGTTTACTAAAGGTAAACAACGTCAGAAATAATCCGAGGCTAGGTGTTCGTCCATCTAGGGGTATGTTTGATTTTCTTTTCTTTGACTAATATTCAAGAGATATGATACAGAACAGATTGAAGAACTTAAGAGTTTACTTAGCTGGGGCTATGGATAGAGTTCCCGATAGGGGAGCAACATGGAGAGATAACATCACTCCATTTTTACAAGAACTAGATGTTGTAGTGTGGAATCCGATAACGAAACCAATTAATATCGGCCTAGAAGACGAAGACACTCATATTCTAAAAACTAAGCTTAAGTCGCAAAAAAGATATGACGAACTTACATCTTTAATGAAGCCTATTCGTTCTGTCGATCTAGGCATGGTTGATCGTAGCGACTTCTTGATCGTTAATCTAGATTTAGATGTTCATCCCTGCGGAACCTATGAAGAATTTTTTTGGGCTAATAGACTTAAAAGACCTATTTTAGTTCATATGGAACAGGGGAAACATCATGCTCCTGATTGGTTATTTGCAACAATACCTCACCAAATGATATTCTCCACATGGGATGAATTAAAAGACTATCTAAATCATATAGCTAAAGATGAAAATATTGAAACTTATAAAAGATGGTACTTTTTCGAGGTATAATAAATGCAGAAAATTATAGATGGTATAAAGCTAGATTTTGATGATGTTCTCATCGCTCCTAATCGTTCTATCCTAACTAGCAGAGCAGATATTCAGTTAGAAAGAACCCTAAAATTCTATCACTCTCCCAGGGTATGGTCTGGAATACCAATCATGTGTTCTAACATGAGTTTTTGCGGTGTCGAAATGGCTCAAAAACTTGCTAAACATCGAATGATTGCCTGTCTCCATAAATACCATACAGTGTCACAACTCTATGATTACTTTATCTCGTATCCAGATAATATAGACTATACCTTTGTATCGATTGGATATAAAAGGGGAGATTTAGATAGTCTAATAGAATTATCAAATAAACTAGGCCAACAACCCAATATCTGCATAGATGTCCCAAATGGTCAAATGGATGCGTTTGTAAAATACTGTAAAAAAGTAAGAGATAATTTTTCAGAGTCAATTATTCTAGCGGGAAATGTAACTAACACTTCGTCTACACAAGAATTGATTATTTATGGCGGCGTAGACATTGTGAAGTGTGGGATTGGTGGAGGCTGTTTTGTGTCTGGTACTAAAGTATTAACAAAAAATGGTTATAAAAAAATTGAATTAATTAAAGTTGGAGATGAAGTTATAACTCATTATGGTAGATTACAAAAAGTAATTGGCACTAATGCTAGAATAGAAACAAACACTATAATAGATATTAACGGTATTCATTGCACACCAAACCATCAGTTTTATGTAATATCAAAACAAGATGCCCATATTATTAATGAACATAATCTAATTAAATATGCTAAATGGGTATCGGCAGCGGATCTGAATGAAGACTATTTTTTAGTAAAATATCAAGTCCAATAATTTTAGTATACTTGAGGATATAAAAAATGAAATTTACACTAGAACCAATAACTAAAATCGACTCCTATGAGGTAGTATCTGAAACTGTCTACGATTTAGAAGTAGACCAAGATCACTCGTTTTGTGTCCAAGATGGAACGATAGTTCACAATTCCGCATGCACAACTAGATTTATGACTGGTTGTTTTGCTGCCGGAACTAAGATTAATACAGAATTAGGATATAAAAATATAGAAAATATTGAGCCTGGAGATAAAGTTCTAACTCATGATGGATCGTATCAAAAAGTTGTCAAAACACACAATAACGGAAAAAGCGAAAAATTAATTGAGATCAACGGAATTACCTGTACCAAAGATCATCTATTCTATGTCGTAGAAAAAAATATAGCTAATTTAATTAATGACAATAATATTCATGAGTATGCATACTGGTTAGAAGCTGTAAAAATTTCTGAAAATAAACATTATATTATAGAAATTGTACAATAATATTGTGATATAGTGTATATCACAGATATAATAAATCTGTCTTATATCTTGTTTTACAGAAAGATTGATCATGAGTGAAAAAATATTCAATATAACTAAACAACAAATTAAACAGTGCTTTCGTCAAAATATGAAAGTAAAAGATATAGCCTTGCATTATAAGTGTTCAAAATCTTTAATATATACTTTATGTAAAAAATTTAAAATTATCATTCCTAGTATTGATTTGGTGGGTCTAAAAATTAATAAATTCACAGTTATAAAAAAGTTAGGCTCTAGAGGGATTTTTGGACGACAAGAAATGCATTGGTTATGTGTATGTGACTGTGGCAATACCAGAGAATTAAGTACCAAGATTTTAATTGGTAAAAAAAATAAATCATGCGGGTGCTGGAAAAGACAAAAGGAATATAGAGAAAAACATCATTGTTGGACAGGTTACGAGGGTATACATGGTAAGCGTTGGCAAATCATTAAAGCGAGCGCAATAAAAAGAGGACATGAATTTAATCTTTCTATTCAAGACGCATGGAAATTATATGAAAAACAAAACAGAAAATGCGCAATAAGTGGAATAGACATTTATTTTGCTGAAACAGTATCTGCATTTTCGGCAGCAACAGCATCTCTTGACAGGATAAATTCCGCGTTGGATTATACATTAGATAATGTACAATGGGTGCATAAAGAAGTAAACTTAATGAAACAAGGAATGTCCATGAAGCAATTTTTAGAATGGATAAAAATAATAGGACAATATAATGAAATTTAAATTAAAAGAAGTTACAAAAAAAAATGTTAATACAAATTGTAATGTTTATGATCTAACAGTACAAAATAATCATACATATTGCGTAGAAAACATAATAGTTCACAATTGTGGTTTTCCCCAACTATCTGCTTGTTTAGATAATACCTTTGTCGCTCATGGCTTATCTAATGGAGACAAAAAACTAGGACTCATATGTTCAGACGGTGGACATAAAAATGTCGGTGACGTATGCAAAGCCCTCTGTGCTGGATCAGATTTTGTAATGCTCGGAGGTTATTTTGCAGGAAGTGATCCTTGTGAGGGTGAATGGGAATATGAGTACAAGGGTAAAAATTGGTGGCAACCTTTTGATGCCGGAAATATGGAAAAAAGAAAAAAGACTTTTACATACTATGGTATGAGTACTCATCATAGTCAAGAAGAGTTTGAGGACAAGCAAAAAGACTATCGAGCATCAGAAGGAACTAAGATCGCCGTACCATATAAAGGATCTATAGATAAATTAGTACAAGAATTGCTAGGAGGTATTAGATCATGCTGCTGCTATATTGGCTCAAATTCTATTAAAAATATGGATAAGTGCAGTCAATTTGTTAGCGTTAATAATATCCATTCAAATAAAAATCCTATCCTTGGCGTATAATCATATGAAAAAAATTAATCTAAATATACCACTAAATAATACTGGTTATGGAGTAGCATCTTGGAATATATTCAAACAGCTATCTAAACAAGACTATGATATAACTATTTTTCCAATAGGTAACGGATATGCTGATAATGAGGCTGATATGTTACTGGCTCAAGAAGCATCTCAGAAAGTGCCAGATTTTGATCTAGATGCTCCTTTACTCAAAATATGGCATCAATTTGATCTATTAACACGAGTAAATCGTGGAAAATATTTTGCTTTACCATTTTTTGAATTAGATAGATTTAATTCTCTAGAGCAAAAACATCTAACAGCACCGGACTGCGTATTTGTTACAAGTGAATGGGCAAAGCAGATAGTACTATCCGAAACAAAACAAACCAATGTAGAAGTAGTCCCTTTAGGGGTAGATAGTTCAATTTTTTATCCCGTAGAAACTATTGAAGATGGCACTTACAGATTTTTCAATATTGGTAAATGGGAAATAAGAAAAGGCCACGACTTTCTTTTAAAATTATTTCAAACAGCTTTTCCAACAGAAACGGACGTCGAACTCCACGTTCTTGCATCAGAAACAACTAACGGCTATTCTGATCCCTCAGAGTTATACAGATGGAAGAGTTTATATCTTTCTGATAATAGAGTTCAATTATTACCGGGTCTACAATCTCATAAAGATATTGCTAATTATATATCTTCAAAAGATTGCGGAATTTTCCCTTCTAGAGCAGAAGGTTGGAATTTGGAATTATTAGAGAGTATGGCGATGAATAAACCTGTGATCGCAACAAATTACTCGGCCCATACTGAATTTTGTAATGATAAAAACTCTTATCTTGTTGATATAACGGAAACTGAGCCTGCTATGGACGGTAAGGCTTTTAAAGGACAGGGTTCCTGGGCAAAAATAGATCATGATCAATTTGATCAATTAGTCTCTCATATGAGACATTGTTACTTTAATCGTGTAAGAGCTAATCCAGCAGGGTTGGAAACGGCCAACAGATTCGGCTGGAATAACACAGTCGGGTGTATAACCAAATACGTCCAAAAATATTCATAAAAGGAAAAAAACATGCCAATTCCATCAAAAAGACCCGACGAAGATAAGGAAAAGTTTGTTTCTCGCTGTATGGGCGATGAGGTTATGAAAAAGGATTATCCCGACTCTAAACAAAGAGTTGCAGTCTGCTTAGGTCAGAGCAGAAAGGAAAAAAGTAAGAATTCATTAATAGAAGAAATTCATGATAATATTTTAGCTAACAATTTTGAGTGGGATGACGAATGGAATGAATTTGTTCATGATATTGAAGTATTTGAAATTTATGATGAAGACGAAAAGCTAATAGCTGCTGAAAAAAATGGACGTAAAGTTACGCTCAACAAGCCTTTCAGAACACCTGATGGTCCCAAAAAATTTAGTGTTTATGTAAAAAATGGAAGTGGTAACGTTGTTAAAGTAAATTTTGGTGATCCAAATATGGAAATCAAAAAAGATATTCCTGCGAGAAGAAAAAGCTTTAGAGCTAGAATGAGATGTGATAATCCAGGCCCCAAATGGAAAAGTCGATATTGGGCGTGTAAAAGTTGGTGATGCTTACTAGAGTAATTTTATACTAATTTATAACAAACGGATTTCTAATTATGACTAAAACAATAGAGCAGCTATTAAGCGAAGCCGAAGCTGAAACAAAAGAAAATCAAGAGACTATCCCGACAGAAGACTCTGAGGCTCAAACAGAAGAAAATCAAGAATCGCCAGAGACAACAATAAAGGTAGAGTCCCAGGAAGTATCCGAATATTCTTCTGATAAGGTTATTGATTTACTCAAAGCATCTCTTAATGTTCATTGGCAGCAAACAACGTCCCTTACTGCTCAAGCTATTCATCTTGAAAGATGGGGCTATAAAAAATTAGCGGCAATAATTAAGGCTGATGCAGAAGAAGAGCATCAACATGCGGCCGTTAATATAGAAAGACTAGAGTTCTTTGATCAAGATTATCAACCTTTATCGGTCAATCCTCCTTCTTGGACAAGACATGATATGGCAGCTATGATCAAATATAATTTAAATTCTGTTAGAGAAGCAGCGGCGGTAGAAAGAGCAACAATTGTGGCAGCGAGAGCAGTTGGTGACGAAATTACTGCTCAAATTATGATTCCTCTTCTTCAAGGTAGCGAAGACGGAATTAAATTATATGAAGGATACCTCAAGTTAATTGATCAAATGGGTCTTGATAATTTCTTAACTTTACAGGTTTAAAATGGATACTTCTAATAAATTACTAAAAGCCATAGCAGAACAAATAGAATGTCCTCCAGCTACTCAAGATATTACTATTAATTTAGCAAATAGAAAAACTTGTGTAGATAAGGCTAATTATGGCCCAGCGAACCCGAGATCAGATAATCCAGAGTTTTGGCAACAAAAAGCAAATTTATTTAAGACATCTATAGAAGAAGCAAAAACTATGAGATGTAAAAACTGTGCAGCTTTTATAGTTAAAGAGCGTATGAAAAAATGTATTGAAAAAGGTATATGCGAAGAAGATATGAATGAAGCAGCAAAAATTGCTAACTTAGCTAATTTGGGCTACTGTGAGTTATTTGATTTTAAGTGTGCGGGTGATAGAACCTGCGATGCGTGGATTACTGGTGGTCCCTTAACAGATAAAATATGAGATGAAATAATATGAATAAACTATTAATCAAAGTACAACAATCTATAGACCTTGCTCATAAAACAAGAGCTAATATTTTTTCTATTGGAGATAAAGTAAAAAACATTAATTCGTCTTGTATTCACTACAAGAGCGAAGGAACGGTTACTTATATCGAAGCATTGCCAGAAAGAATGGGGGATATAGTACATTATAAAGCAACGAACTCTGGCGAATATTGGAAAGAAGGAGATACTCTAAAGAAAACAGAGTCTCAGTTAACTCGCGCAGGTATTATGATGATGAATCCTCGTGAACCATCTGCTATCATGGATATGATGGATGATATGTCCGATACTATGGCCGATGTTGATCCTAATAGATTGCAAGAACCAGTATTCCAAACAGACCCCATCGTTCCTGAACAACCTTTAGAAGCAGATGACGAAGAATCTCCATCAGAAGTAGAAGATTTTTCTTTTGAAGAACAGGCTATGGTAATGGCTATTACTTCGCTTAAATCAACTACTAATAGCTTATTACAAATTATTTCTAATCTTAATAATCCAAGTATTTCTGATAACTTGACAGAACCGTGGTTGGTTGGTAAGATTGCTGTTGTTGAGGACTATGTCAACACAATCTATACCTATGTAATGTTCTCTTCAAAAGAATCAGAAGAAAATGCCGACGCTGGATCTAAGCCCGGTCTATGGGATAACATTCGAAAGAAGAGAGAGAAAATGGGTAAGAAGTATAGACCAGCAAAACCCGGAGATAAAGGAAGACCCGATCCTTCTCAATGGAATAAGCTTACAAAGTAGATTTTGTGTTAGTTAGTAAAGACTAGATTTTAGGATATTTTTAAGGAAAAGGATAATTATGGAATTTGAAACTCTAGATACATATATTAAATTAGCAAAGAAGACCATTTCTAAGTTTGGACCATCCTTCTATAATGGATTATCCAAAGAAATGCTACAAAATCCTGACGCTGTTTCTGATGTAGCCACAGCTATCATGGAAGCAGACTGGAACTACGATCCTGAAAGAGCAGGTAAGACAGGACAAAAGAAAACACTCTATTCGTATAGGAATCAGTGTGCTTTGTGGGCCATTAAAACGTATGTCACTAATAAGTATAAAAAGAGAAAGAATATGAGTTTGGATTTTGATAATTCCGAACATAATTATTCCCCATCTAATACTTCATTTAGTAGTTCTATTATTGATCATAAAAACCCTTCCCCTATGATCATAGCAATGGAGAACGAACATCGTAATAATCTCAGTAACGATATTAATAATCTTCTTAATTCTGGCATATTATCTCAGAAACAAAGAGAGCAAATTAAGATGTACTATTTTGATGATGAGACATACGAAGCTATTGGTAAGAAATATAATATTACCAGAGAAGCTGTTAGACAAAATATCAATAGGGCACTAGATAAGATTAAAAACTTGATAAAAACATGAAAGTTAAAATTAAACTAGTTGTATTTATTCTAGAAGAAAAAACTTTTAAGTATAATATCTTATCTCTAGATTCGTCTAATTTAGATTTACCTTCAATAGACGTTGAAAAATATCAAGATATTGATACTACATTAAAACATCTAATAGAAAGATATATCAAAACTCAAAATGATTTCTGTATTAAATCAAAACTAATAGACGTTAATATATCAGACCAAGTAGATATTCTCTATTATTGTATAATTCCATTCAGCCCCGCAATTAAAGATAGCTATCTTTTAGATTTGGAGAAATATGAACCTATATCAAATGATATTCGGAAAATTTGGCAAGCCCTCATTGGAAGAAATATCTGAACCATCACTAGAATCAGAAGCAGACAGTTCTATTGACAACTATCTTTGTGGTATATCTTTTGTTATAAATAAAGATAATGCAATGGAAATAGTTTGCATGATTCCAAAAAATTTAGACCAATTAGACGCTTATAGTATCGCCGAAGCGGCAGAGAAATATGCTGAATTATTGCTCTATATCAATAAAGGACTATTTAAAAATGATATTGACGATATTCTAAGTAAGACCTCTGCTTTAGATCATGAAAATAAGGTATTATTTATACAGAATGTTAAGAATTTTTATGAGATGCATAGTCTAGAAATGTCTAAAATACTAAAAAATACCAAACCATTAGTTAGTCCCAGCTCAGTTTTTCGCATCTAAGATAAGGTGTAATTACTATAGGAGGAGAAAATAATATGAACAAAAAAATAATTCAATGGGAAAAGTGGAGAGATCCATTCGGGATAGAGGATTCTGAAACTGACTATCCTGGCATAGAAGAAGAGGCTACTTATATAGATGAAGATTCTGAGTCAATTGAATCTGGATATAAGGCTGGATCGTTTCCTTCTTCTGCTATTAATGGTCCCGTAAAGATTATTTCTACTCCAATGGGATTAATTCCAATAGACTCAAACATGACCAATAAACTGTTCAATTTCTGGACGGGTCACACAAATTTCGATATAACTAAAAAAATTAAAGAGACCATAGAGTCTACAGAGGGCGTAGAAACTTTAGAAATTTATACCAGATACAGATTCAGAGTCGGCGTAGGTAAAGCTTTTAATGACTCTGATGTTATGAGGAGTATTAATAAAAGCGTCTATAACGAGATTATATAATGACAGAGTCCGAACCTGTTCATGAAAATAATACAATATTAGAATCAATTCATACATACGGGATTGATCCAAAGAACAGGGAAATTTTTCTACATTCGTATATGTCGGACAATGAAGGCGAATCTGGAGTAGATTATCGGGCCGCAGTAAATCTAGAAAAAAATATTAGATATCTATCCTTACTATCTAATGACCCAATTCTTATTCATATGCATCTTCCTGGGGGAGAATGGGAAGACTGCATGGCAATGTATGATACAATAAGATTATGTAAATCTAAGATAGTCATATTAGCTTATGGAAAAGTGCATTCATCTAGTAGTGTTATTTTTCAATCTCCCAATCTAAGAATACTCATGCCAAATGCTAATATGTTGATCCATTATGGGTCCGTGAGCATTGATGAAGAGCATAGTAAAGCTGCCACAAGCAATGTTCAGTGGAGCGAAAGAGAGAGCGATAAGATGATCGACATTTTTACTGACCGGTGTATGAATAGTCGTATTGCAAAAGAAAAAGAGTGGAAAAGACCAGCAGCAAAAAAACATATTAAATTACAATTAGCTAGTAAGTGCGATTGGATTTTACCTGCCGAAGAAGCAGTTTATAATGGCTTTGCTGATGGTATTCTTGGCGATAAAAAATATCCGCATATAGACTCACTAAAAAAATACAAATGAAAATAGAATATGCATACTACGATACGTCTAGTAATGACAATGAGCTTAAAGAAGCCATAGTAGCATGCATCAAATATCCTATAGATACTCTATCAGTTTTTCCCACATATCTAAAAACTGCAAAATCCCTAATACCAGATAGCATTCTCCTATCCACTCCTATTGACTATCCTCTAGGTATTATGGAGTCTAAAATAAGGTTAGAATCTGTTAATGAGGCTATTAAGAACGGGGCTAAGGCTATAGAGCTAGTATGCCCGATAAATATCATTTGTAACAGAAAATATGAAAAATTTAGGGATGAAATAAAAAATATAATCGAATTGTGTTCTCAAAGTGAAACAAAAATTAGGTATATATTAGAGCATAGACAATATTCTTATGAGTTAATGTATAAAGTTGCTCAAGTACTTTTGACGGGAGGAGTAGATACTATCTATCCTTCTACTGGATATCTTTTAGATAATATTTACGATAATGTATTAGCAGCAAGTTTAGTTCACCAAAAAGTTGACAAAATAAAAATTATTTGCAATGGAAATATCTGGAATAATTCTCATATTGACCTAATAAAAAAAACAAATCCATATGGCGTTCGAGTAAACTCTATTCATTCTTTAGACTTATTATTCAAAAATATCTAAAATAGAACAATTGGTGTACTACTATTTTAGTCTTTCACTCTAATAATGGAGAAAAAAAATGCCAGTATACAGAATCTCTGCTTCGGCAGACTTTACACTTCCACCTAATGTTAAATCTAGTGGAGCAGTCAATAATCGTGGTTCAGCAACCAGAGTTGGTGCAAGTTCCACTAATCTAGGCAATGTTGCAATATCAAGATCTCAAGTTGCTACTGGTTCGGTAGTAGTTGACGGAGCCTATACAGATCCTGCTCTTAATGGTACTACAATTTCTTTTAGAAATCAAAGACCAATCTCTAAGAAAGTAACTAGCAGCCTTGCTGGTCAATCTAATACTTTCTTGTTAAGTGGAGCAGATATTCCAGCTCAAAATCGCAGTATTCACAAGAGAGAAGCTTATAAAGTTAGCAAAGTTGCAACAGCAACAAGAAATGGTCATTGGGATGCTTACAAAGGTAAGTATGTAGCCAATGGTTCTTACACAAGAAGCGCATTTACTGTTACAGCAAATGTTCCTCGTCACGGTTTAACTACTAATGATTTTATCACGTTAGATTTTACTAGCGGAACAGCAACTGATGGCCGTTTTCAAGTTAGCGTTGTAGATATTAATAATTTCACAGTAACTCATGGTACAAGCGGAACCACAAGTGGTAATGTTATATTAATAGGTCCAGCTTATGGAGTTGAGAGCGTTAATTCGGATACTGCCGCTACTCCAAGCCAAGCTTCTCCTGGGCAGTTGACTTATAGAACTGGAGCTAGACTTCCTGTTACTACAAATGACTATAAGGCTAGAAATATTTGGTAAAATTTAAGTAGATTCTCAAAAGAGAGCCAGGGCCTCAGAAATGGGGTTCTGGCTTTTTTTGTTAGTAGTGTATAGACTATTGTTCAAAAAATGTTTGAGGATTTTTAACAAACTGGAACTATAGTGTCTATACCTTCTTTTTCTATAATTAGATCAGATTCTGCTAATATTGATAATTTTAGCGGATTGACTTACGAGTCAGTGACTATATTATTTGAAAATCTAATAATCAATAATAGATACTTAATTAAATTTAACATACTAACTCCAAATAGCGGCTTAATCTCTATAGATAAGCCTAATTTTGAATTTACTAGTTATAGTCAATCTCAATCAATATCTATAGTTATTACAAAAAACTTTAGTATTAAGATGTTTTTATTAGAAATTTATCTTAATGATATTACAGATGATACAACTATTAGCTCTACCGTTATTGTGAAGTGTGCAAATTATACTCCTTGTATTTTTACTCCAACACCATTTATTACGCCTACTCTTACTAAGACTCCTACCGTAACCCCTACCCCAACAGCGAGTATTACTCCTACCGTAACAAACACAGTAACTCCAAGTGTTACTGCGATAAACACAGCAACGCCAACCCCATCTATTACGCCGCCAACGCCAACACCTACGGCTACGCCAAGCATTACTCCGACAAACTCGGTAACGCCAAGTATTACGGCTACGCCAAGCATTACTCCGACAAACTCGGTAACGCCAACAAGAACAGCAACGCCAACCCCGTCTATTACGCCGCCAACGCCAACACCTACGGCTACGCCAACAACAACTCCAACAAGAACACCTACAGCAAGTCCTACAACTATTCTTAATATTGCGAGAGATAATGGAACCAGCACCTTTACGGGCACGGGTGTATTTGCCAATCAGTACACGAGAACTACTGGGTTTTATTTTGATGCAACAGATGGATTATCTCACTATACTTGGACTGCGACGGGTTCAGGCACTTGCTATGTAAAATTTGATTTTGTTGATGAAGATTATAATAGTGAAGTTGTATGGATATATAAAAATGGTATAAGATTAACGCTTGCCGCCATGAACGCTGGGACTAATATTTCAAGAAATTTTGCTGTTAGTTCTGGCGACGTAATTACCTTTGTGGCAAGTAGTACCTTACCTTTGACACAATATCTATCAAATGTTAGTGTATACGCCCAATGATTAAAAATAAAAAATAAATATATGGCTAAATATAAAAATCTAAAACGGTGTAAATAATAATTGATTACTCTTTAAAACCCATCCGTCATACCAAAAGGAATAAATAAATGAGCGAGACAATTATTCATTTTTGGGAAAATATAGCCACAACTAGCATAGGAATTATTGTAACTATGATAGGTTTTTGGGTGGCAATTGGACGTAACATGGCAACCAAGGCAGAAGTATCTCATATGATAGAGACTCTTTCTCCATATAATCAAGATCGTCAATTTATTATGGAAAGATTGGCCGTTAATAAAGAGAGTCAGGCACAATTATCATTCGCTCTGCAAAAAAATACAGAAGTAATGTCAGAATTAAAAGCTCAAATAGCCGTATTAGGTAAAACATTAGAAAATCTAGAAAATAGAATTGAAAGAAATTAACATAACGGAGAATAAAAATGCCTAGACCATATACAGATATTCAAGCAGCTATTTCTGGTAATGCTGTAAAGAATGGTTCTTTAATCGTTTCGACCACTTTTACCGGCCAACGTAGTGTTAATAATCTATATACAAAAAATTCACCAACTATTAATAGTATATCTACTAAATATGGAAATAAATTCTATAACGGAATTGCTGTTCAAATAGTCCCTGCTTCTGGCATATAGGAATATGTAATATGGCACTAATTAAACCAGGATATAAAACCAGTGAATTTTGGTTTACGCTAGTTAGCTTTATATTTAGTGGATTATTTCTAACTGGAGTTATCGGGGAAAATCAAGCTAAAGAAGACCTTATACAAGAAACAAACAAAGGTCTAGAAGCAGCAATCCTTATAGGAGGCCAGCTAGTAGTTCTTTGTAGATATATTCGAGGTCGTAATGAATTGAAAAAGCTCTGGTGGGATACTGCCAGCAAAGAAGAAAGATTAATGGCTGAAAATAAAGGAGATAATAAACGTGGATCTAAAAGAAAGAGCGCAAAACCTACTAAACCAGCTACTAAGCGCAGTAGCAGAAATAAAGCCCCTGAACGACTTAAGTAATGTTACTATAGATCAAAGTTCAGAGATACTACAATTAGCTAGTGCTAAAGTAGTGCTTCTTATTCAAAGTACTTGTGCTGATCTGGCTAGTCCAGAAAAAAAAGAATTAGCTATGACTATAATTTCTGATTTCTATGATCAAGTTTTTATGGTTGT